GTTGCCCCATCCGTAAGCAGTGTTCCAGTTGGCCGAATTGTCAGTAACAATTGCATAGGTTCCTGCTCCGGTTCGTTTCATTAGGCCGGTTCCGGAAAACATGCCATCGACAATAGCACCATCAAGGTTCATCTGAATGATATTCCAGTTTGCACCAACTGTTGCATGGGTACCGGCGGCAGTTCCATCAGTGTTGCAAATAAGAATGTCACCGACTTCAACATTTGGTCCTGACGCTCCCCCAATTTTACCAGCAACAGAAATACGATAAGTCCAACCACAATCTGCGGCAGGATAGTTTGGATTTGCCGAACAATCAATTGCAGTTTTAAATACCATCGCATCATTGGCACCAATGTTCGCATCAACGTATGCTTTGATGATTGCAGAATCAACAAGCTTTCCGGATGCGGCGTTTGCCATGCTGTTGATTAAAGCAGTTCCCGAAACAGTTCCATTAAACACCGGCGTGTCAAGTGTGTCTGACCATCCAAATGCACCGGAAGCTGGATTTTGTGTCATGAACAAGCCAGCCCTTGCAGGTTTTGAAAGGGTTATTTCGGCAAAATCAACCCCGGTAGGAGCATCATTGCGTACTAGAATTAAGTCATATTGTGCCATTTCGATAGGTTTTTAGGTGATTATTTTTTTTCTTTCCAGACCTCGAATTTGAGTGAAACCGTGGTCATTTTGTTCTGTACCATGTACATCATGATTTCGGCCAGCTTTTGTGCGGTCATTTGGATTCCGACCATGACACCGGCCTTGTTTGCAACTTCTTCAATCTGTTTTTCAATCTTTTCGTTTTCAAGACGTTGCAATTCAGCAATTTTTGCTTGCAATTCTTCAACTGTTTCGCCATTGCCTTTTTTCTTCTTTGTAGGCGCAGTTTTTTCTGCCTGTACTTCTGCAGGCGTTTCGTTTGTGTTTTCAGGCTTGACTGCCTGATTCGGTTTGCGGACTCTTAATTTGTTGCTCATATACAATAAATTTGGTTAAAATGTAGATAGTGAACTTCGTTTCCATCGCCCGGCAATCATGTGATACTCGTAATCATCGCCTAAAAAAAAGTTTGCATTTGCAGGTGATGGAGTGTCATTAGTTGACGTAGGTTCATGGTCGTTATAAATAACTTCAGTGTAAACAGTATTGAAATACTCTTTCAGGGTCGATTTAATGTCAGTGAAAGCAACCTTTACAGGCTGTGTGGTTCCGGCTCTTTCAAAAAGTACACAGTCAGTGTTGCTTGGAGTGGATATTACTGCAATGGTATCCTTTATCTTTTTGGTAGTGCGCCCTGGTCTGCGTTTCTGCTTAAATTGCGTCTCAGATAGTTTCACTTCATACTTGTATTCGCTGACAAGATTTCTTCGAACTTCCAAAATTCGCATCATGTCCATCAATCCAAGTTCTTCATCCTCAACAAGTATTTCATCGCCAATCCCGAGCGAAAAAGAGTTTGCTTTCATGTACTTTTCATCAATATCCAAATCATAAAGCACATGATAATTTGAATATTTGGTCAGCCAATCAAATGCAGCATTGTATAATTCGTTCTCAGCCTCAGTAATATAGAAAGCAGGTAATTTGATATCGATAATTACATACTTGTCGCCAACATTGATTTTAAATGCAGACTCAGCAGGGTTTGGCACTTCAAGACTTCGTTCATCAACTATTGAGTTGATCGTAAATGTTTTTGTTGCAGTGTTGAAATTGTTGATCGTTAATTCATATCCGGCAAGGTTACCGGTGTTAAAATGGATCTTCGCTTCAAGCCCGGGAAGCAAATAGAGCGTATTTCCTTCGCCATCTACTGCGTTAAGGTCAAACATGCCAGAATCAGAGAACTTCAAATACGTGTCACCAATGCCTGTAACAGTGCCAATTCTATGAGGATAGATTTCATCAAATATGACCACCTTCTCGATAACGCCAAATTTGCTGATTGCTGCATCATTGTCGATATAGCTATTCTCATTGACAGATATTCCCCAGCCTTCATACGTGCCATCACTGTAAACGTACTTTCCAATGATGTTCCATGCTTTTATCCGGAACGAATAAACGGATGGTGGCATATAGTAAGTCAGGTAGTGATAATTCAACAAGGCGCCATTCTGAGCAGTTCCATAATCAATCCATCCTGAATTTTCACCGGGAATCTGCAGCTGTACATAGGCTGCATTGGTTTGTCCGAAGATGTGTGCCTCCTGACCGACAATAACAAAATGCCCGAATGATACAAAGATGTTTGGCTGGCCGGAGGTTTGCGCTGGCATCTTTAACCTCGGACTGAAATTTCTGTAATTGGGTCCTAAGTTCTTTGAACTGCCAAATGCAAAAAGCCGGGTACAGATATTGCTTGCGGTTGACAGGTTTCTTTTTAGTGAATACAGGCCATTGCCATAACCGTACTTGAAAAGTGGCTTCTGGGTGCCGCCGATTTTATCCTTGATTACAAGAGTATTTTTATCAGTCGTTCTTACAACTTCATATTCGGCAGCAAATTCCTTGCAAATTTCAGCAAGTGCGCTCAGGCAGTTGTGATCAGAAAATGAAAGCGTTTTGTAGTCTGTCCGAACAGCTTCAATGGTGTAAGCCCAAACAGCGGTACCATAAACACGCTCCATATTCCGGGCAATCATAACAACAAAATCTTCGAGAAGCCCGGTCAGGTAAAATTCATGCGAAACGTGCACCCCTTTTGCATCAACGTCCATATAGGACACCTTCGACAAATCGTATATATATGCTTCAAAGGTGCATTCAAATTCATAAAGCCTTGATGAAAGTTTGCGGATGATTGGCAGCGTATTTACGAAATATCTTTTCCCGAAAACATCAATGTAGTCGCCAATATTGATTTCAAACGGTTCATCGATTTCAAAGAACACCTTGACAATATCCTCCCCAAGCAATTTCTGAGACAACTCAGAATTGCCCTTAAGGTTTGTGTACCTTGATCCTGATGCAGTATTTATCAAAAGCCTATTCACCTGATCTGATATTGTATTCTTTTAACACGAGCGTGAATGACCACACGTTTTTCCTGTAGCGGAATTTCTTCATTACTTTCACGGCTTCCTCCCTGTAAACATTGAAGGTCAGCCTGTCATTTGTGTTGTAGTATTGAACCGTTAAAACCCTGTACCCAGGTTGATCGATTGCAGCAAGCAGGGAGTTGAGATTTTCAATTGCCTGAATAATTGTATCACCAACAACAAAGCATTCAAGCCTGATTTCCCGGGATTCTGTTTTGACGGTTGAAAGATCAACGTCTTCGCCGTTTTCGTCAAGCCAATCATGCTTATATGCAATTTTTCGCTTCGGCACATCAAACAAACCCTGACTGTCCCTAACATAGACCTTGTAAGACGAAATATCAACGCCATCGATCCAGTAAATGATCTTGAAGTTGAAAAGCGAAATTGGTGGCTGTGTCGACATCCTATTGTCCTCCTACTGATCTTGAACTGTTGATTGTATTGTTGTTGCTTGATTCTAACAAGTCATAAATCCGCTTGATGTAAGCGTTGTTCCGTGTGTTGAATTCAATCCTGCTCAGTTCCAAAAGCTGGCTGTTCATTGTTACCAACGCCTGCGCCTGATTTATGCGTACTGAATTCATGTAACCAGCGATAAGCCCGGCTGTTTCCTCTGAAACTCCCTTTATTGCACCGGAGAGGGAATTTTCTGATTGAGGGAAAACGCCACCTTCATTTAAGATTTCCTGCAACTCCTTCCATTGATCTGAGGCATTGCCAACAATAAGGTCATACGCACTTCTGAGGGCTTCAATGTCTGATGTGCTCAGTCCATCTTCTGCCATCGCCGCAAAATCTTCGTACCATTTTTGCAGTGGGATTTCCAAAGCCTTCATCTTTAAGGCTTGCAGCATGGCTTTCTTCATCAAGTCTTCAAACGTGCCGGCAAAGTCCTCTGCGGCAAACTTTCCTTCTTCAAATCCAGATACGATACTCTCAGTGATACTTGCAACTGTTGTTCCTGTCAAATACTCATTGTATTGATCTACAAGCTGTTCGTACTGTTCAGTGGTTTGTTCAAGTTGTTCTATAAGTAATTTCAATTGTTCAACCTGATCACCGGACAAGTCACCATTTAAGATTTGATCATATAATTTGCTAATAGTAGTATTGTTTTCGTTAATCAGTCGGCTAATAATATCCTTATCTCCAATCCCAAGTTCATCAGGACGAACTGATCCGAAAACTTCTTTGTAAGTTCTGATTAAGCCGTCAAGATCAACATTTGTTGTGCCTCGAAACATTTTCTCAACAATGTCAATCTGATCAATTTGACTTAGCAGACCAATTATCTCTTTGCGCAGATCCCTAAACGAATCAGCATAACCCTTTAATTTGTCTGTGCCAGAAAGCTGATCAATTAAAGCAATCTGCCTTTCAAGCAGGGTGTTGATGTTTGCAAGCCTTTCCTGCAAGTCGCCCAAAATCTGCTGTTGCCTTTCCTCTGCTTTCTTCGCTGCACGGTCACTTGAATCAATAATTGCAGTGAAAATGGAAGTCAACACCTGCAACCCACCGCCAACAACATCACCGGCCATAATCCGGGCAATGCCACTTGCTACATTTGAAATGCTATCAACTACATTTGCCAAATCTTCATCAAACACCCTTACCAAAGCTGAGGCATCACGAAAACCACTTGCAATCTTATTGATGTCGTCAACGGTTTGATTTTTCAAGCCTTTCTCAGTTTCTTTAATGAGTTGAGAAAGCTGTTTGTACAAATCGCTTTGCTTATCAAGTGTCTGCAACTGAAGTTTCAACTGATCAAGATAGCCTTTCATTGCCACCCTGGTCACTCCTTCGATCTGTCCAGATATGGCTTTATAGGCTTCGCCTGATTTTACTTCTTCTTCCTTGATTGCTGCAAGTTTTGCTGCTTTGATTTTGTCAGCAATAGCAACCGCCTCATTGTACTTTTCTTCGCCTAATGATTTCCGGTCAAGCTTCTTTACGTTCTCAACATATTCTTTTTCAACAACAAGCCTTCTGTTTGCAAAGTCGTCTGACTGTTTCTTTAATTCGTTGTATGTATCAGCACTTGAAGTGATTAAGTCTTTTTCAGCCTTATTCAATTCGTTGAAAAGAAGCTGGATTTTTTGAAAAGCCAACTCTGAGCCATCAAAAGGCGTTGAATCGATCTGAGAATTCAGAAATTCGATGTAATCAGCGAGTTCTTTGTATCGATCTTTTGCATCACCAATCATTTTTTCGAAATTACCAAAACCACCTTCTACACCGGTAAGATTGTCCCGGGCAGTAAGCAGTGCGGAAAGGTTGGAAGTGTCACCGGCAGATTTTTTCTTTCTGCCTTCAAGCTTTTTGATTTCATTATCCAAATACACCAAATATGAACTACCACCTTTGAGCAGGGATGCAAATTGTGCGCCGGCAGATTCTTCACCGTAATGTTCTGCCCATTTATAATAGTTGTCATACATGCCCTTGATGTCGGACAAGTGCTGTGCAAAGGTTTTTTTATCCTTTTCGATTGTCTCATTGGTGCTCTCTTTTTTGGTGGCAGTTGGTCCTACACTTAGGCTTTCGACAATATTGGAGTAATATTCATCGATTGATTTTTTCTGCCTGTTGATTTCTTCAAGCCCTGCAAGCAAAGAGTCGACTTGCTGCCCATAGGAAACAAAAATACGTTGGCCGTATTGGTTGAATTGAGGGTTTTTACTTTCATTCTGAATTTTGGCATAGTCATAGCCTGCATCAGTGATCGCTTTAATGTATCCCAACTCCTTCTTGTACCAAACTTCTTTTTCCTTGTCAGCTTCTTCAAGTGCAATTCTTCTTACAATCTGATCGTTGACAAGTTTTTGCGCTTCTTCGATTTCTTTCAATCCTGCTTTTTCAAGATTGATATTTGTCAGGTAGTCGCCATATTTTGATTGGAGTTTTTCAATGGCGGCTTTCCGTTGTTCTGTTCCGGTGGTGGTTTTTTTGAGTTGGTCAAACAGCAGATTGGATGAGGCAACAGAATCGTTCACGGTATTGTTAAACTCTTCCATTCTTTGTGCCGAGTTGTCCATAGCCTTGCTGTAAGCATAAACAGCACCAACCAAAGCGGTGATTCCGGCCAAAGCAAGACCCCACGGGTTTGCCTTCTGTGCCAGGGCAAGCAGTTTTTCGTGAATGATCGCAATTTTCAGCGCTTTATTATAACCTTCAATTGCAATAGTGTTAAGGATAACTGCTGCCTTGTATACACCAACGGTGGCAATCAGCACTTTCAGAATATCAATGATTGTTTCGTAGTTTTCAGTAAGCCTAATTGCGAGTTTAATGCCGTCCTCAAACGTGGTTTGATTTGCTTCGCCTATGTTATTCAACATCTTATCCCATGCGTCACCAAGATTGGAAGCAAGGCCGGTAATTGATTTTGACTGCTTATCCATCATGCCGCCAAACATGCCAGTTTCGCTTGTGAGATTTTCTATAACCTTTTGCAAGTGCTCGAATGAAAGCGCACCCTGGCTGGCCAACTCCATAATCTGCGCCTTCGAAACATTAAGGATTTTACTCAGTTCATCAATTACAGGAATACCACGGCCAGCAAATTGCATAAGGTCTTTTGTCATTATCCTGCCCTGTGTCGCACTTGTTCCGTATAGATACACTAAGTCACCAAATGGAATAGAAAGGCCTGCTGCAATGTCGCCAAGCCTTCTCATGGTGGGAATGATATCATTTGCTGAAGTGCCGTATGCAAGCAGCTGTTTTGCCCCTGCAGCAACACCTTTGAGGTCAAAAGGTGTTTTGGCGGCAAAACTGACAATTTCACTCATTAACTTGTCACTAAGTGCTTTGTTTCTGAGCATTGTTTCAAAGGCAATTTCCAACTGTTGGAATTCACCTCTGATTTGTCCGATTTCTTTAATTGCATTCTTTGCAAAACCAACACTAAAATAGGCCGTCATTGCAGCAGCGGCGTTCCGAAAAGCATCATCCATCTTGTTGCCTTCCTGAACGGCAGTACTACCAACACCCTTAAGCCTTCTCTCCATTTCATCAAGCATGGAGTTGAAAGTTTTGGCATCAATAGTAGCTTCAAAGTCTAAGGGTCCTGAACCGTTCATAAGTTTAAGAGTTGTTCGATTTCTGCAATGTCGTCTGGTTCGTTAATTGCTTCTGTCTTGTTACCGGAAACGTAGCGTGGTGCGTCAACAATCATCATTTGAAGGTTAACCCATGCAACTCCCCAAATCAGGTAGTCCAATGTCCAGCCAGTGGCAGTGCAAATACTCCACAGGCTTCCCCACAGGCTATTCAATCCCCTGTGATGTCCCGGCTCAGATTTTCCTCCTTCGGCTTCATCAGCCTCAGTGCTTGTATCAATCTGATAGAGTTCGTAAAAGATGCAGTATTGCTAAGGGCAATTACAATCCCCATGATACCAAAGAGTTTTTCGGGATTGATGCGCCACAGGAAATAGTTTGCAAGTATTCCGGTAAACAGCCGTATTTTCCACTTGCCGTTAAGCACGGCAATAGCGATCATTCGTGAAACACGTTTAGCGTTTTCCTGTACCAAAACAAAACTACCAGCATAGGCAGAATCCTTCATCTTTTCCTCGTCAATAGCAATTTCAGCATATATTTTACTCAGATATAACAAGGTTCCTAAGTAGGGCTGTTTGACCAAAAATTTAATCCGGCCGGCACGAAAAGTCATGCCGTGCGAAAGCAAGGTATCAATAGCCTGCTTCTCAACCGTTAATTTGTCCTGATTTGTCATATTGCATGAATGTGAATTGAAAGCCCGAGGTAATGCCAAGGGCTTTCTTTTCAATTGTTTTAGGCGACAACCTGACTGATTTTCAGCTTCGCTTCACCGGCCTTTGTGGGGGTCAGTACAGTAGCCTTGACCTGCACAACTGCCATATCCTTCTTGCTCAACTTCACGTCAAGTTTTCCTTCAATCCGTGCCCGGGTGATTTCATACTTCACATTCTTTGAGGAGATGATTTCCATGCTCTGTTCGATGGTTGGCATTTCTGCAGGAGCAGACCATGTGGCTGCATCGCCAATACCTGCAACTGTTCCCCCAAGCACTTTTTCGAGAGTTGATGGAGAAAGGTCAACAAGGGCAAACTCGACAGTAATTACACCTTGTTTGGTGACAATCTCAATCGGGTCATCCTGTTCTTCGATAAAAAATTCGGTGGTTTCACCATCAGCCTGAGCGATTGAGGCAGTTCCTTGAAAAGTTCCGTCAAGGGCTTCAAGGGAAGTTCCCATGCCACCGTCTGATTCAACAGCACCAATTTTGATGCTTTTTAAACCTATTGATATTCTTCGTCCCATTTTATTAATTTTTTAACTGTCATTTACTCATCATCGCAAGTAAAGATGAATTGGATCCTAATACTTGAATAGTACTCAGAAACACCTTCTGTTTTAAGTATTGCCTGGTTTTCGACAAACTGAAAGGTGCCTGGGGTCGAAATCAAATCTACTTGACTAATTATAGATGCGGTTAGGCTTTTCAGCCTGAGGTTATCCGGAAAACTATTATCAATTTTCCCTTTGATTTTAAGAGTCAGATTGGGTACATGACAGTTGATGTATATTACACATGACTGAACTGATTCTCCATTGATGGGGAGTGAATTTATCACAACATCCTCAAGTTTCGAGTCAAACGGTCTCGTGATTTTATAAATGCCACCACTGATGCTTCCTGCAAGACAGTTATTTACTTGCTTCCAAACAACATCAATAGCATCATCAACTGTTTTCATGGTTTCATCTTCTTGATTTGTTCCTTAAGTTTTTCGAGTTCCTTAGGCAATTTATCATTAGCATGGTACTCCGTTGTTGTTAAAACATCTCTGCCACGGCTTTCAACAGCATAGGCATATTCCATCCCAGCCACGAAAATCAACGCGTACCCAGCCGAGTGATTCTTCGACAGGTTCAACGCGTGGTTTTCTCCGATCGTTTTACCATCAACCGGTTTTGCTTTATGACCAGATACTGAGGTGAAGTCACTGGTTAAAACATTGCCGTTAAAGACAATGATGTACCCGGTTGAACTTCTAAGGTTGCCTGTTTGGTCATTATAACCAGTTTCCGGAGGGATGCTCCTGGCATAATTGACTAGTTCTTCCCCAACTTTTGACAGTCGGAAAAAGATTGCTTCATCAACCTTTTTTTTCATGTCCCTCAACCTGGCTTTATAACTGCCTTTAGTCCTTATACCCATATCCGGCAATTTTTCGACTCGCGTGAAAAACGCAGGATATTACCCTTGATTCTGGGACGCCCGCTTACATCATTGATGATAACAACAGTGCCTGGGTCAAGGTTAGGGCAATCAGCCGGAGTATGGATTATGGAGTTGTACAGAACATTTTCCCCATCGGGAGAGCTGATCTTTCTTCCGGAACCGTTGGGTTCTTCCCTGCAGAAGCAGACAAAAGTTGAAAGTGGTTCACTTACAATGAAGTTCCCGCTTTCATCTTGTTCGCTTTCGCTTTCAGGAGATTGAAGAAATAAGCTGTGTTTGTACCTCATCATTACCACAGATTTGATCCGTTGCTAATTGTGCTTTGGGAAACATACCTGGAAACATCAAGGCCGGCTGTAATACATAGTGCACTGATTCTTGCTTTCAACCCCTCTGTATCATAGTTCTGTGAGAACCCGCCTTCTGACTCTGAATTCAGTGATAGAAATCGGGAAATGATATGTACAGATGCTTTAGCAATTGACTTTTCAGAGGAATATTCATCATCAGGTTGAACACCAATATCAAGTAGAACCTTCTCGGCCTGCTTCGCTGAAACAGTGTAAGGTTCACATTCGGCCAGTAATGCTTCCAGGTTTGTCATGAGGATGCTATTCTGTTGCTGTTACATCAAGTGAAACAATACCATCAATGGTAGTGAATACAGGTAAAGCCCTTGATGAAGCTTGTGTCATCTCGGCTGCCAGCTCGTTCTTGCTTTCGCCTGTCCGCCACTGTGCAACAACAATGTTACCACGGTCATAGGTAGAGTAGGAAACGTTTTCTTCCGGCATAATCTGGCTGTCCTCAAATGCTGTCTTTACGATTCCGATTTTACCGGATGGAATAAACACAACTTTTGCAGTATTCCAAGGGTTGACAGCCGTCCTTTTACCATCAATCAGCACATCGTTTCGCTTGCTAACAACCATGATTGGGGGCAAGCCAAACCTTGAGAGCTGCTGGTTCATGAAGTCAAGAGCCAATGGGGTATTGAGTTTGTCAGTGCCGTAGATCGCTTGTTTGATGGTTTTGAACCGGGCCAGCTTCAGCGCTGTTGAGTTATCCATGAGCATGGCCCCAAACTCAACTTTACCTTTGAATTCATTCACGATCTCAATGAGATCTGCAAAAGGGTCCGCGGTGTTCAGGTTTGCATCGCTCCAAATTGAAGAGACAAACTTTTTGTTACCGTCAGGTAATTGGTAGTCAAGTTGCCAGCGACGTCCATCAGGGTTGTTCGACTCTGTAAATTCCACAATCCCATCGTTAGAAAGGGCTGAAAGGGTAATGAAGTCGAGCCTGTCTTTAACGCCTTTCACAGCATCGGCCACATTTGCGAACATGGTTTCCTGAAGCTTCGCGATTTTGGCCGAATCGGAAATACGCTTTGTTTCGAGCATCTGAAGCAACTCCCTCAGCTTGTTGGCTTGCATGGGAAACTTATGGCCAATCCTCGGGATGCTTCCCTGGAATGTGCCAAGTCCGTCATGCGAGCGCAAAGGCGTTGCGGCGTTGTCGCCAATTACCGAAGCCAAAACAGTCAACTTGAATGTGCCGACGATTTCCTCGAAGGTCAAGCCATACTGTGGGGTGTCCCAATCCATCAACTGGTCGGTATAGGCCTGGCTGAAAAGTTGTTTTTGCTTTTCTGAGGCCTGGTCAAAGGTGATCTGGACCAACCTGGTCAAATCTCCAAAAAGTTCAGAATTAAAAAATGATTTCATGTTGTAGGTCTCCTTTACTTTTTAGAGTGAGTTGGAATAACGGATGTGAGGATTAGCTGTGAGCATGTCATTCGTTTTGAGCGAAGACGGCACCGGAAGCACCCTGCGGGCGTAGAGTTCGGCATCTTTTGAAACGTCAATACCATTGACACCGTCAACGACTTTAACCTGGGCAATTACAACACAATTGAAAGTTGCAATGAATGCGGCTTCATCAGCAACATTTTTAATCTGTGTAATCACATCACCCACTTCAAGGTCCGGGATTTCGGCTGAAAGGGTAATTGTGCCCTCATTTACGGCAGTTACGGTAACCTCTACCAGAGGATCTTCACCTGCAGCAGGGATAATATGTACCAAATCGCCAACGGCGAACAGGTTCGATAGGAATTCATCATGCTCCACACTGACGATCTTGGCATCATCTATGCTTATCGTAGTGACACGGGCAGATTTGAGAAGCTTTACCTTGCGCGTGGACTCATCGCACACAGCGAGAGTTCCGGCAGGTATGATTGCTCCAACGGGTAGGGACTGTGCAATAGTATCAAGTTCAAACCCTCCCAACACAAGGTTCGGGGGGGCGACAAAAACAGGGCGTCCACCACCATAAGATTGTTTCTTGAAATTCATCAGATTTCGGTTTTAATGGGTTAATTACTCTTTTTTGGCCGAGCTGTCAGGGACTGCATACTTATCAACGAGTCCGGCTGCAAGCTGTTTGAGTGCATCCTCTCCTTGAGCGAGCGTTCCTGCTTCGGTCTTTCCATTAAGCCCTGCGGTAATCAATTCCTGCTTAATTTCGGTCAAGAAAGTTGTGATTCCGGCCTCATCGAGCGTATCCGGCACAACCACCCCTTTCATTCTCCATTCAGGAATCCCCAGTTCTTTTACTTTACTTGCTACTGTTGCAGCCCTTCCTTCTTTGACCTTTTCGGCTTTAAATCCCTGATTCTCTTTTTCAAGAGCATCAAGCTTCTTTGCCTGTTCCTCCTTGAATGTTTTGAACCATGCCGGTTCATCTGGATCGGGTTTCTGAGGTTCGGGTTTCTTTTTCAGTTCTTCCAGTTCCTTATTTTTTTGAGTCAGTTCTGTACGAACTTTATCAATGTCGCCCTGGAATGCTTTCAGTAGCAATTCGACCCCGGCTGTTGCGGTTTCGATATCTTCTTCTTTGGTAACGGTTTTTGACAAAAAGTCAGCCACCCCGTCAAATGCTTTGTCACCAAACCCCAGGTTAGCGTACCTGGTTTTCAGCGCTTGAAGGATCTTAATTTTCATGCTGTTAGTTTATTGATAAAGGTCAATTTAGACTGTAAAAATAGCATATCAAAACTATGTCTATATAGTAGACATTAAAATCTTAATATAGTTCCTGTAAATCATTAAAATAAAATTTATATGAAAAATTTACTATAAATTGTAATATTGAATAAAACATTTCGTATATTCGTAATGAAATAACACTAAAACATTAAAGATCATGATAGTAAGAGAATTAATAGAAGAACTTGAAGGAATGAATCCGGAAGCAGAAGTAAGGTTTGCAAGTCAACCAAGCTGGCCGTTTGAATATTCAATCAGTGGGGTTGTGGAAATCGCCACCGGTGATGAGCACGACAGGACGGATACAGACACCGTTTATTTTATTGAAGGCAACCAAATCGGATACCTTCCCGAAGAAGTTAAGGAGGAAATAGGATGGTAATTAATAACCCGGCCGGGGAGAAGACCCCTGGCCAAAACAATTATAACATGAATACAGTTAGCTTTCAATCAATGGTCATGCAGCAGAACCCAATCGCACCGTTTGTTGGGATGCCTTGCTGCGAAGTCCTCTACACAGATCGGTACCCATACACGGTTACCGAGGTGATTTCAGAAAAAGAGATCAGGGTAAAACCAAACCAGTACATAGTCCTTGATCATTATGCTGAAAAGTACCAGATCAACGGAGTGATCGAAGAACACCCAGGGGAAACCTACACAAAGAGAAAGAACGGCAGATGGGTGCGCAAAGGGGAATCAATGAATGGTACAGCCATCGCCCTGAATACTCACGCCATGAGAATTGACCCATGTTTTTAACCTAAATTGTAACACGATGAGTATAGTTTATCAAGTTACTGGTGGAATCTGTCCTGGAAACCACAGATCAACTTCTGTTGAAGTATTAACCGATGATTTTGAATTGGCAGATAAATCGATTTGTAATTGGGCAAGAACAAACTTCCCTGACTGGAATCACATTAGCAGATTGAATATCTGGAATGCCCTCATTACAATTGAGCCTATAACAACTATTCCCATTCACACTTCTAAAAAGCGCTGAAAATGGCCAAAGCCCGTGATTTTCCACCAGCCCTGAGGCACTTTGTCAAAGTGCTGAACTCATTCCGGGGCTACTACTATGACTATGATATCTTCCGTGACTTCATAGACTATACCACTGCATGCTTCTCGTGGGAGGGCGATAAACAACTGGCCGATCAACTGAAGGACCGGTACAAGGAAGATTACCCCCGATTTAACGAAATGTTCCTGGCACTTGTTCAGACAATGGCCGACAATATGTCGGAAGATCTTGCCTGGTATGATGCCCTTGGAACCCTTTATGAAGAAATAGCCTCCAACAGCAAGGCTTCGTTCCTGGGACAGTTTTTCACTCCACCAACAGTTTGCGACTTCATGGCACAGATACTGCAACCTCTTGAAGATTGTGGCGAAAAAAGAACCAGTCTCACGGTAAATGATCCTGCAAGCGGATCAGGCAGAATGTTACTTGCATTTAATAAGATAGCCCCGGGAAACTATCTCATTGGACAGGATGTAGATGTTATTTGCACCAAAATGACGGCAATTAACCTTGCTCTGCACGGATGCAAAGGTCAGGCACTCAACGGTGACAGCCTTAGGCCTGATCATTTTGTCTTTGGCTATGAGATCAACCCCCGGATATTTACCCTTGGGGGGCTGCCTCACATTGTGCCAATCAAAAAGGAACAATCAGTCGCCTGGCAGGTATGGCATTCGAAAGATGGTGAGCCAGTCCAAGCAAATCCACAGAAAGAACCAATCAAACAGCCAATCATTCTTCCGGAATACAAACCAGGACAGCAATTATCAATATTTGAGGTATTTGAACCAGTTTCCAGTTATTAACCCAATTCATAAACAATGTACATCAGAGAGATTAAAGTAAGAGAGTTTACCGAATCCCCACGGAAAACCCGCAGATTTTTCCATCAGCGTCCAACATCTAAGCCGCAACTGGTATTGACCGGTCATTGGCTTAAAGAAGCTGGTATTGATGCGGGAGATAGAGTAAAAGTTGAGGTTCACTCTGACCGGTTAGTGATAAGCAACTAGCTTTTCTAACTATCCGGCTCCAAGGGCAGGCAAGAAAATTGTCTGCTACTTTAGTCCTTCGTTCCATTCAATTTCATAGTTTTACATCAGCATTCAAAACCCATGAGCAAACAACAGCGTAAAGTCTATCATGTCGAGTTTAAGGGCACAGGCAAGCATTACTATTTCGGCAGCCTTGCTGCAATATATGACCGGTTTTCAGAGCAGGAAATAGGCACAGGAATAAACACATTCTGGTACGATCATGACTTTGACCTTTCCCCATACCAGAATGACAAGGTTATTATCCGGTTCGGGTATCTTATTACCAAAAAGGGGGAGAGGGGGAGGAATCTAAAAAAACAATAACTATGAGCCTGCTTGAATTCTTAGTAAACAAATTGAATCTTTCTAAAGATTATCCGTATGTTTATGAATATTTGAAAAGCGTAAAACTTTCGGATAGCCAATATCTGGATGTTGATTATTTAATTGAAAAGGCTGGGATTATTGCTAACCACATCGATATTGAGAAGTACGGTTTTACTGTAAAGATTGCTGGTTACATACAGTTTCATGACAACAATGTTGTTAACAGAAAGTCTGATGAAACAATAGTGCTGGGTGAGCGGCCAGTGAAAGACAGTGAACTAGCTAAATTTGATGCTATTTGCGAGGCGCTTCAAATTATTGACAACCAAATGAGGTTCAGAGGTGATATTTTCAGAGCGAAAAACGAATAATATGGAATTACCAACATTAAGTGTAGATATTTCAAATCCATCCAGTTTGTTTCAAAAACATTTAGATGATGGAAGCAATAATTGCATATTGTTCTCCGGCAAGTTTGGTACTGGGAAGTCAACATTCTTGGAGCATTTCTTCCTCTCGAAATATGATAAATATTTTACCATTATACTTAAACCAATCAATTATGCAGTAAGTTCAAATTCAGATATATTTGAAATAATCAAAGTAGATATTATAAAAGAATTGTTTCTTAAAGGAGCTCTCAATATTGAGGAGGAGATTAAGGTCACAAAACCTGAAGTTCTTGTCAATTATGTTTATAAAAAACCATTGTCTTTAGTAAGAACAATATTATCCGGGATAAGTATTTCATCTGGATTCACAGGTGTTGATTTCGATTTTAGTATTCTAAATGATCTAGCAGAAGGTTTTAAAAAGTTTGAGGATAAGTATAACAGCCAATTACAAAGTGATAGTAATATTGGGAGGGAATACATTGTTGATTCTCTAACAAAAGTTGGGTCGTTTCATGAATTCAACATTATTTCGCAAATAATTAGAAACACAATTTCAGAATTAAATCGCTTAGACATTAAAACGGTTTTAGTAATTGATGATTTAGATAGAATCGATCCGGAACATATATTTAGAATTCTCAACGTATTCTCAGCACACAATAGCTTCAAAATAAACGAGAAGGATATAATAGAGAATAAGTTCGCTTTTTCGAAAGTCGTTTTGGTCGCTGACAAATTAAATCTTCAACACCTTTTTAAACACAGGTATGGAGAAGCGGCAGACTTTGAGGGATATATTTCAAAGTTTTATTCCAAAAAGATATTTGATTTCACAAATGAAATGGCGGTAGTTAGTTATTTACGGTCAAATCAGTTTGATACGTTTAATGATCGAGAACGCGAATTTCTTAAAATATTAATGATAACTATGCTAAGACATGGCCTATTAAGAATTCGAAACCTGATCAAACCTGTAGAAAACTATGTCAATCCTAAATTAGCTAAGAGTCAACTCGCTAACTTTGATTTAAGCAATATATCCACAACGACTGACTTCTATATTGAGTTACATGATTTCTACTTCTCAAGACCACTTCAACACTTAGCAATGTGTTTTGGTGATCTGGATAGTTTTTCCGAAGCATTCAGAAATCTTAAAAAAAATAGAGGAAGTTTCGATATGAATCAACAGCATATTTCAAAAGAAGCATTAGCCTTATTAGGACATTTTCTCACCAACAGTTCAAATCATGAAAAATTATTTATTAATATGGATGCGTGGATAAATAAAGTTAAAGTAAATGAATACAGGGATATTAAATCCAATATTGAAGGTGAACAATATGTGATCAAACCAAAATGGTGTGTATCGTGCAAATATACTGGCGAAACTGGATTCTTTAGAGATCATAATGTTTATTTAACTTCTAACCTGCAAGGTGATTTTACATGTTCCTATTCCTATGTATTTGGTAGTATTGACAGTTTTCTTGACTATTTGCATGATAGGGATAAGTTTTATGCTGTTTTTATTTAATTATCTACTTGTCTTCCTTCTATTGTCCTCTTTACATAACAACAGACAATTATCAAGTTCGGTCTTGCCACCCTCAATCCATGGTGCTATGTGGTCGGCTCCCATTTCTGAAAGGTCAAAATGTTTACCGCATATCGCACAGATACCATCTTGTCTTTTGTATTCTGATTATTATAGCAGATAGTTATCAATTTTTTCAGACCTAACACCTCGAAGTTGTAAGAAAAGTAATGAAAGAAATTACTAACTCGTGGGTCGTCACGATTGCACTAAACGATCTCATCTTTTAAATGACTCTTGTATCGCTTCACCTCTCTCTATGTCAGATAATTGTGTACAATACTCATCTTGTTTTGAGCTTTTTGCACTTTGTAGATTTTTATTTAGTGAATCTTTTGGCATAAGTAAATCTCAATGCTTGAATAGACTATATATCTCACTTCTCGTATTTAATTTTATGAGTCTTTAATAGGCCATCCGGGATAAATATTATCCTTGGTGCATTATGAAGGGTTGGATCAATATTTGATTTAGTAAGTTTCTGAAACTTAACAAAAGTAACCTCACTCATGTCTAGTAGCTTCTTTTTACTAAACTCAAAAAAACAATAATTCTTCAGAAGCTCTCCTAATGCCATATTAACTTTTGCATCTACAAATATTAAATTTAGTTGATTAATTAACCGTACTAATTCATATTGTTCATTATTAATAAAAAGTAAGGAGAATAGATTCAAAATACTTAATCCTAGTAATCCATCAGATTTAAAATCAGGATTTTCTTGAACTAATCTACTTATAAAAACCTCAATAAATCTATTCTCTAATTTTTTATTCTTTAATAAAATCTTAAACACCAAATGACAGAAGAACTCTGTTGGAGTTGATGAAATCGCAACTGAAATTGCCAACTCATGTGGTAGAAGTTGAAGTTTCGATTCAGCTATATTAAATGGTTGCATTCGAGCAATGTAATCGGCAGTCAAATACTCTTGGATTGATTTATGTGCAAATTCATACTTATCAAAACCGGTTTTAAGTATTAGTCCATGATGCGACTCTATTTCATCAAAAATATTTTCTGCTTTATCTAAAGGTAAACTATACGTGCCACAAATTGAATTAAATATTACCTCAAGATCATTCTTATAGAAAACAGTTGTTTGATACTTAATAGTTAATTCATAAGCTAGGCTGCATAGGAATTCTCGCACACGGTCTATTTCAAAACCGTCATATCTTGACTGCCTTAAAACTCTTCGATTTTCATCCCATTCTTTTAAGTACAGATTTATTATATACTTATAAACTGTTTTTGGTTTTGATGGTATCTTCCCTTCGCTTTCAAAAATCGTGCATAGATAGGCAATAATAAGTGGTTTAACGGATGTATCATAATATGGTGATCTTTTAAGTTGGACAAGAAAAGATTCTGCTTTTTCTTCTACTTTTAACCACTTCAAAGCAAAATCGCTTATCTGCTGATCTGATAAAGGTGCTATTTCAAAAATGTTTGTATTTGGGAAGGTATAATTAAACTCCCCAGTCCTTGATGTTAATACTAGTCTTGAATTAGTTGGAAGTGTTAACACTAAATAATCAACTTCACTTAAAATTGCGTTTCTATTATAATCATCTACAATTTCATCAAAACCATCTAACACAAGAAGGCAATTGAAATTACCTAAAATTCCAATTACTAAATCCCTGACTAAATTAATAGTTAGCTGCTGATTTGTAGAAGGAGTAATATTAAGTCTAAATATTTCACTCAGTCTTTTTATTATTGGTGATTTCGCTAAAAAATCAGACTCAAATAATTCATTTGACATAGCCTGATCAATGATATTAATATTATCCTTTTTTCTTGCCTCCTCAATTTGTTGCTTTAATATTTTTGTGCTTCTCTCGACAGATTTCAGATTTTCGTTAAGATCTCTAAGTCTTATAACAACTGGAAATGAAAATTTATTATGATAGAATCTTTCATCAGATATTAAGTTATAACAAAGATACCTCATAGAGGTAGATTTCCCTGCTCCAGGTGCACCGAGTAAAATAAGGTGGTTAATCGAATCATTGAATACAGTTCGTATGTTTTGTTCTATTGATAGATTTTCACCCAGATAACTTCTTCTTGATTGTACATAAAAATCTAATAAAACATAAGTGTCATTAGTGAATCTTTCTTTATTGGAGTATATCTTTGGTAGCATTGTTGACCAATTTAAGACATATTCCCAGTGTATCTGCATTGCTTTCTCTAGATCAGATTCTGATGAATTTAACTTTACAGTGCTAATTTCAGCCTTTGCTTTTATATAACTGAATGCTCTGCCGATTAATCTTTTAATTACATAATCGATTGTAGAACTTGTCACACTAGTAATTAGAAAGTTTTCTTCCATCGCGATAAAATTCTAGCATTAATAAAAAAAAAGAAACTTAACAAGAAATTAATCGAGCAAAAGCATAATTATTCGACTGACTAAGAAACTGGTTCAAATCTACAACGAAAATATTTATTTTCGAAAAAAAAATCAGCCACCCATTCGGATGGCTGACCCCAACCAGTATACTAACAACACATTACACACGGGCAAAGATAGGGTTATCCTTAATGAAGTATGGTAATGTGCTCTTTCCCTTAGCCGATTTGTAGCGATCTTTGTTGTCTTTCAGCCACTTTTTGAACCCGTCCGGAACGCTTATAACCTTCCTCTGGCTCTCAATTTCTTCCTCTCCATCAAGTAGCCTCTGCTGCATATTCTCAAACTCATCATCAGTCGGTAGTATGGCCACCACATGGCACCGGCATTGAGGATGCCATCCATTGAACACAAACTCCTTGGGATATTTCCCTTTCAGATCATCACAGATATCCACAACCGGGTGATTATTGCTCAGTCTTACTTCAAACCCAACAATAAAAGGAAGCTGTTGCCAGCGTTTGTGATCTGCTGTCCTGTACGCCATATTGGTTTCAGTCCGGGTTAACCTCATTGCATTCCTGTAGCTTGACCTGTAAACACCTTGCCCGGGATGGTAAGCTTTGGCATTCTTTGAAAGCTGAAGTATGCCCCTGTGGTCCCGTACTCTCCGGTAAAGCCTTTCCGGTTCGTTGAGGTACTTTCGGATATCACGCGATAACCTTGCAGCAGATCTTCCGTCCGCAATCCCAATATCGATAGCCATCTCCATTTCCTGCCGGAACTGGCCTATATAA